TTCAAACTTAGCATCCTTGAGTAGGCTCTGATAAGTATTGTATTTGCTATCTACCTTGTCTTTAAACGAGTAGAACAAGTCTTCTGGCGCACGACCTACATCAGCTGCAATGAAGCTGCCGTAGAAAGGATTGTCTTTGTCCCTTGGAGTTGGGCGATCACCAGAGAATATGTTGCTTCCCCACTGGACAGCTGCGCCAGTAGTTCCAAACAAGCTGCGAACCAAGTGATCTGCTTCAATTGGGTTCAATACACGCTTTTCATTAAAAGGGTTTCCAGTCAAAGCACTAAGAATTTTGCCTAGTTCAGAGGTAGTGGCATTATATTGCTCTGCAGCATCAATATTTTCCAAAGACTTAGGAGTGATAGCTCTGCCAGTAAAGAAGCTACGGTTTAAACCAATTTCTATTAATGGTTTAGCACCAGTTGGAACTGGGTTAGGACCCAATAATGAGTCAATAACGGCTGCAGCAAGAGCCTTACGAATACGAGTGCCATCAATCTCGTTATTAGTTCCCTCTTTTACTACTATGTTGTAAGTTCCTTCTGGGATAGATTTAAAGAAGAAACTAGCCGAAGTATGCATTGGGATTAGCAATGTCTCATTAATGCCAATGTGCTGCATTAAAGACTTTGGAATGACAATATTACGCAGTTTTGTCTGATCATCTAGCTCTTCGTAATCATCTTCCCCACCGACAAGCCATGAATAGATCATAACGTAGAAAGAAAACAGCGCTGCCGTCTTGCCTAGTTGTGCCAAGGCTGCAGCTTTGCTCTTGCCAGTGTATCCAGAGCCAGCCAAAGTCATTGCCAGCACATCAATCTGCTGGGCATAGGCATTCATAAAGGATACAGTTCTAGTTAAAGCCTGAGCTAAACGACCTGAACCACGCTTTTTAAAATCAATAATGTTGTTGGCAGCTACAAGCGCTTGCATCTGATCGCCAGTTTCCTTTAAGACACGATTGTATATAGCCACACGCTGCGCCATATCTGAGGCATCACCAATTTGATCTAATTTGTTCATTAACCAATCAAATTTGCTCTTTTCAATTAGTCCAATCTTTTGTTTCAGTTCCATTTCTGGAGTTCTGGTGTAGGACTGATATCCACCTATTCCATAGGATTGCAAGAGTTCAACTATTGGATCGCCTTGTTTTACTGCTTTTGCAAAACCAACAAATACTTCACCCCAGAGCTTGGTTGGGTTCTTCACTCCAGAAACCAGCGCAGCTGTTGGGGCATCCATAAATAGCTGTCTTACTTGGAACTCAGGCCATAGCGTAATACCTCTGCGTAAACCGTTTGCTGCCATGCCAAGGATATCCATGCCAGGAATAGCCATATCTTCCATGCCAGTTACAGACTCGGCAATCAATGGATCTTTGATTTCAACGATGATTCTACGACCATTGCGTAAGATGTTTAATCGAACTGCGCCATTTTTTGTAGATCCTTCTTTTGTAAAGACTGCTATTTTCCCTTTAACACGGGTTGCAAAAGAGTCAACTACACGGTTGGCAGCGTGGTTACGCATAGAGTTACGGGTAATAGTCATTACGTTGTGGAGCATGTTATCCACAATGTCATCGATATCCTTATTTACTTCTGTATCTTTAAACTTCTTCTCTTTGGCAATATTGGTATTGCTACGCACACCACCCATAGTGCTTGTGTCGTGAACGTCTTCCATATCGTCTTGGATACGATACCAAGGCACATAGTCCTTAATACCCTTGAGTCGTTCTGCACGTTTTTTACTAATGATTTTGCTGAACAGCATCATGTCAATCATGTTTTGATTGACTTTAGTCCAGTTTTCCATCATCTTGCTTAGTTCTGGATTCTTTTCATCTAATTTGCTGTAGAAATCTATTTGCTGTTCGTCCATGCGAACTTTCTTCTTTGCAATACCAATCTGCTTCAAGTCTTGTTTAGCATCCAAAAGGTCATTAAGAACTTGATTAAGCTGATCTGGTGCCAGTCCTGGCTCAAGGCGCTGTGCATCTAAACGAGCAATTTCCTGCTCAATCTTCTGGTATTCATCATTAATACTCTTAGAGCGTTTGGCTTCAAAGTACATCTGAATCATGTCGTTGGCACGTTGCTCACCAATTCTGGCTATCAACTTTGACTTTTCAATGATGACGTTAGCCATGGAGAATGGGCGAATGATAGCTTGGAACATCTGGCTCTCTGTATTGAACGCCAATGAACCCCGTCTAATGACCTCTACAGCAATATTACCAGCGTGTAAGGCATTGGTAATGGCAATAGATGCCATAGCTCTACCTTCGCCATCACGCAACTTGCCAGCTAATCCACCTGCCTTTTGGGTGATCTTCTCAGCCAATTCCAACCCAGCGCCAAACCAAATGTTCTTATTACGAACATAGGTAATGCCACGCAGCAGTTTGCCACTCATGGCTTTATATGCCATGGCTGGAGCATCTATAGTGGCATCGTAAGCCTGTTTTGCCTGTTTTGCACCGCCAAGTAATGTATCTTTTACTGTAGATGACGGTCTCAATGGGGCATTATTAAAGCCGTCCTCCGAGAATTGCTTGTCAAAGTCTTCAGTATTTTTGTCTTGGTCATCTCTACTAAAGTATCCAGCAGCCTTTTCCCGCTTTTGTTGCTGACGCTCTCTGTTAATCTCTGCTTGAGTCTTTGCCTGTGCAGGTTTTAAAGAAGGGAATCTTTCTGATCCCTTACGATCAAAATAGTTTTCGGCAAAGTATAAAAGCTCAATGATGTCTAAATCAGAGAAATTAATCGTATATCCTTGGCTTCTTAACCAATTGCGAATGGCTTGAATAACACGCTGTATTAGACCTATTTTGGACATGCCACGCTCTGCCATGTTCGCAACAATTTCTTTTGCTCTACGGTCTGGTGATAAGCCAGGCTGTGTGCGGTCTACTTTGGCGGCTATTTCTTTGACAAGACTAGAAGTCTTTTCTAAGTTTTGGACATTTCTGACCAACTCTGCCATTAGTTTTGGTCCCAACATCTCTTCTAAAAGAGCGTGACCAACAGCCTCGTGCGCCAATACTTCCTGTACTCTTCTCTCATTTGGTAGGTTGTCTGCAATTAGGTACACAGTTCTACCAGACAGCCACATACCTTCTACGTCCGCTGGAGCAGTATTGTCTGGCAATTCATCCACTGATTGAAGAACCTTAACTGTAATTCCTTTTATAGGAACAACTTGTGCTTCAACAGCTGCAACTGTTTGACCGCCTTCTGCAGGTCCCCGTGATGCTAAACCTTTTTTACTTTCACTGTAGTCAAACTCTACTTTCATTACTTCACGGGCAAACGTAGCGTTATCTGCTTCTACTGTAGCTGGGAAATTTTTATGTAAAAACTTGACTAAAGCTATTATTTTTTCTGGATCTGTTAATGAATCACCAGCAGACATTTCATATGCTTTGTTGCCTTTTTTGGCAAGACCGCCTGGAATTAACGTTTTAAGTATTGGTGCAGTTATGAATTTCTTTGGAACATCTCCTGCAATAGTTACTTTAAAACTATTTGGTCGATACGGATCAACCCGCAATTGCCATGTTTGTGCAGAACCACGCAATACAACATTACTCATGCTTTCAGGTGCTTTTGGCAAATTTGAAAGCATTAAAGGTTGAAGACTACTACTTAAATCTTTGTATGTCTCCATTTGAGTATCTTCATACTTTTTCTGCAATAAAGAATCCCAAACGGCTAACAAATATTGAACTGCTGACTCTGGGTTTCTTAACCGAACTGGTTGTTCGCTAATTGCCACTGGCACATACTTAGATGGCATAACTACGCCAGATATTGATTCTTTACTATTTTGTAAAGTAAATTTAGCAATCTCACCGCCACTAGAATCAAACAACTGAGCAGCTCTTAGTATGTTTCCTAAGGCTATGTATCTAGTTGTTCTTCCACCAGTAACCGACTTTAAGGCAAACCAATCCTCTAAAGGAGGGTTTCTTGAAGGATTAGATCGTTCAATTGATGTGCCCTCTAATGTTGCCAAAGTTGGAGATATCCTGCCTTCAGGAATATTTCGTTTGATAATGATTTGGAAGTTTGATGGTGAATAAGGATTACCAGTCTTGGACTTTCCTATCCTTGCTTTATCTACCTTTATGCCTGTAACTACAGCAGCAGCTGGAACACTGTTAACGATAAAAGAGTCAAATCCATTTCCAATAGCAAAAGTATTACTTAATGCCTCTAGCGTTCTTTCTTTACGATCATTTAGCGTGGAAAATTGATTATCTAAAGCTGTCTTTTGTTTACTTAGCTCTTCTATGTCTTTTTCAGTAGCTAATGGATTTTTGATAGCTTCATCAAGTGCTTGTTGTTTAAGAACAATTTGATTTCTTACTTCAATATATACGCTGCTTAACTCTGTTTCTATCTCATTGACAACTTCCTGCGCTGTCCTGCCGTTCAATGCAAGATTGATGTCATCTTTTATGTTTTGGACAGTAGGTATTGAGCCAATAATATCCACGTTAAACTGTGCCATTACCACATCAGTTAAGAATGGATTTGAACTATCTAAGCCTTCTTCTATTAAGTTTTCTTTAATGATTTCAGCTTCTAACGGCAATACCCTTCTTTCTAATGCGTTAGTTCCTGTAGCGTTCCTTAGGTCTATTTCAGCTATATAACTAGCTTCAATGGAATCAAAAAACTCTTTTTGGTCGGCAGAAGCTAACAACCCTGCTGTACCAGATGCTTTATGAGCCAAGTCAGAACCAGCAGCTTCGGCAGGATCTTGATATTGAGGTACGCCTAAAAAGGCTTGAATGTCTTGGTGCTCATTCAAGTATTCGGCTGTTGCTACATCGCCATACATATTAATAAAATCAACACCATCCACTTTTGTACTGCTAGATCCACCAGAAGTATTGGACTTCAAGCTAGACAACTTCTTACGCAACATGGCTAAGATTCGTCTTTCAGCTGGTATTCCTGTTGCTAACATAGTAAATGAAGGCCATTCAACCTGACCTGTTCTATGTATTCTTCCTAATAGCTGAATAAAGACGCTGATATCTCCGTGTGGCTGGAGGACAATCATATGCCGTGGGCGTTGATCAAATGCATCCACTGAGGCATGTAACGATATTCCAGTTGCGCCTGCGGAGTTAATGATTAATACATCAATTGGACCTGATTTAGATTCTTCGCCATTTTGATATGACGAAATCATGCTTGTACGGCTAGGGTTATCTAAGGTGACATACTTCGGTATGTCTCCAGAGTAATCTATGCCATTTTTTCTACCTGTAATCTCTTTTACAACTAGGTGTCTTGCTTTTACACCTTGGGGTGGTGTGTCCCCAACTTGAGTTTTGCCATTGATAGTCCATACATACTTTTGTTCTAACTCTGTGCGTATGAAATCAATAGGTGCGGCTGGCAAATTGGATTGGAAATTTTGTAAAGCATTGTCAACGTTCTGGTAACCAGCTCGGATAGTCGGTGGCATTACCTCATAAGGAACATATACAACCTGATCCATTTTTTTATCGCCAGTAGCGGATTTTAACGTTACTTTTGTGGTGGACTTTACGGCACGTTTAATTAATGTCTGCCATCCAAAGTCAGGAATGTCATCGCCTTTTTTAATATTGTTTTGTGCAACGAAATCTTCTAATGCGCTACCGTTGGTATTTTGCAATCCAACAACTACTTTTTCATTGTTGTTAAGTTTGTCAACAACCATGTCTACAGCAGTTTGAGTTTTAGTTGAAAGTAGCAAAGATCCTATGTAGTTATGCACAACAGAAGTAAATGTGTTGGCTTTTGCTTCAGTAAATGCTGTTGGTCCAACGGCACCCATATATGATCCTGGAGGACCCAATTTAACTACTGCTTCCGCACCAGCAGGTGTTTTTAGCCATTCTTTTAAAGCTCGGTCTGCATTGACTAAGGATCTTAGTATTTCTGTAACTTTGTCAACTTCTCTGGTATCTCTTGCGGTATTGTTATCATCAATAACAAAATCCATTGTTACGCCTTCATACGATCTCTCTCTGCGGATCATTGAGCCAGACTCTACCAACATCTCTGAAGACACTTGTTGTAAAACATCTGTTTTAACGCCTTTACCAAACAAGGCTGTTAAATCTTGTGGAGTATCTGCAGCGTAACGTAAATTTGTGTGAATATACAAAGGCATGTTATCTGGACGCTTGGCAAACGTAGCAGATAAGTAAACAGTAGGAGGTGGCTTCCAGCTTTCAGGAACTTCCTCACCTTTGCCCAATAGATTTTCACCTGTTAACAAAGACATAAAGAAGGCATTTTGACCCATTGAGTCTTTGTCGCTTGGCGTACCAGCAGCGTTATGGGCTTCGTCCATAATCAATACAGCATCGCCACTTGCTACTAATGATGCTATTGCTGATTGTCTTGCTGCTGAACCTACACCGCCATTTAACTGAGAATAGGCAGTAAATAGAACATCTACGCCAGGCGGTAATTTTCTATTTTTTGATATATAGCTGGTTAATTTTGTATCATCGCCTACTTTATTTTTAAATACTAATTCCGTCTTTCCTTCTCCAACGTCCTTAATTATTTCTGATCCAGCATTAGTCATACCTATCTTAATATCGCCATGACCAATGTTAATTAAATCGGCATACATTGCGGTATACAGAGATTCACTGAGGGTAACAAAGACTGGAACTTTGCCTTGTTTCTTTGCCCAGACAATCATGGCGGCAGCTGTTCTACCTTTACCTACGCCAGTATCGTCTCCAATAATGAAGCCTTTTCCAAGTTTATTGGCTTGAATTGCTAAACCTAGAGCATCGATTTGATAGCCAGCAAGACCTTTTGCCATTTGCTGAATAGATGAATAACCTAATTCTTTAGCAACAAACTCATCTATATTGCCAACTTGTGCTTCTAGATTTTCTAATGCCGTATACGCATGCTGTGATTGAGCACGAGGCAAGTAAATACCATCGCTTGCAAACCTTGATTTGCCTAAATAAACAACTCTTGATTCTGTATCAATTGGTTCACTTTGTACTGGGGTTTGATTTTTAGGTCGTTTCTGTATTGTTGTTCTTAGCTCATCAATATATGTTCTTAGTTGGTTTTTAATTAAATTACCAAATTTTTTAACTAATAGCTCATAAACTATTTGAATACGTTGTTTAACATCTGTAACCTTTTGTCCAACAGCATCCCAAACCTTTTGAATGATTGGTTTTACGTTGGCATACTCTTGACTGTCTTTTCTAGAATAAAGTCCGCTGTCAGGATCATTGCTAGTATTCTTTTCATTTTGAGCTATGCGATCCATAGCTTCTTGAGCTTGCTTGTCTAGACGCACATCGCTGTTTTCTGGAGTTGGCTCTGTAATTGTTACCTTTGGAGCCTTACCATTTAATGCGGCATCCAATTCATCAAGCAAACTTTCAAGCCCTAAACCTTCTAATTCCTTAGGAATAACTGTTTTAGCTCTAGGCTCTGTTGTTCTAGGCGCTCTTGGACCACCAGTACCTTTAGGCGCTTTTTCTGTCGTTGTTCCTGTTTTGGTTTTCTTACTTAGACTTTCAAATATGTTGTCTAAATCTACGTCAGAAAGTCCTCCCAGTTCATCTCCTGGTTTTCCACTTGGTACTTCGCTTCCTGGGGCGGTGCTGGGTTTGCCACCTCTGGGTCCCCCTCGTTGACCATCTCCGCTATCCTGCTGTTGTTCTGTATCACGAACTCCACCAGCTGTTCCACGTCCTCTGGCATCGGTAGGTACGTTGACCCCTCCTGTCGTAGGTAATTGTTCGCTGATGCCAGCGCCCTCTCCAGCCCTCCCCACTCCTCCGCTAGGTTCGCCATCTTGTCGAGTATCGCCTGTTGGTACTGCTGTGGTTGGTCTATCTGCACCGCCAGTAGGCGTCCGTGGTTTTCTGGTACCCACCACGACTTGTTCGCTACGATCACTGGTTTGAACATATCTGCTCCATAATTCATCAAATGACGTTATTCTGTTAACGACTAAATCATTTGGGTAAACATTATCCGTTTGATTTCTACCAGCAATAACCAAGACACGCAACGGGAAAGACGCACCTTGTTTACGATATAAATTGCCAGCAATTTCATAATGGTCGGCAACATTGTAATTGCCGTATAACCAATTTAAGAACACTCTATCTGTTGATGTAATAGTGTTTGGCTTGAGATGAGATCCCAGAATCAAGACTGCTCTACCGTCATTTGCCATTGTTCGCAATGATTCGGCTGCAATGAGTTGATCTATTGCACCAATCTTGTAATTTTGTCCTGTCCAAGACTTAACATCTACAGGCGATGGAAGCGCTCCGAATGGAGGGTTTGCAAGAACTACGTCTACCTTTTGAGCTTGGATGTCCTTTATTTTTACTAATGCATCCCCTTCAATTACATCCCCCATCTGCATTAACTTCAAATTATTAACACGGTGTGGGTCTATTTCAATGGTTGTTACGTTTTTAGGGTTAGCCGTAACCACTAGCATTCCATTACCGCCAGTAGGATCTAATACTGTTGTAGTAGATTTAACACGAGATAACATGCCAGCAAGGTATGCAATTGGCAATGGCGTAGAGTAAGCATTATTAGTTACGCTTAATACTGACTTAACATCTAATGTAGGTTGATTTTGGTATAAACCAACAATATGGTCATAAATAGCTTTGGTATCAGAGCCTTCTGCTCTCATATCGGTAATGACTTGGCTGATGAATCGTACAGCCGCTGCCTCAAAGTCTTCTTGAGTTTGCTTTAATTTGACTCGATCACCTTCAAAATCAGCAATCTTGTAGTTGTCTATCTCTTTTTGATTCTTGGCAGGGTTAAATCCCAATAACTCAGGCGATTGCAAGTACGCTTTAATGCCATACTCAGCTAATTCACGGTTGTTTTTTGGCCACCACCCTTGACGCATGTGGTAGAACATTGATTCAGCCATTGAACCGTTCTTAATTTCAGGCCACTTGAACAAGCCCATTTCTTCCATGATGGCATCAATACGTTGTGCCATGTTAATAATGCTTTGATTAACCTTGCTAATTTGCATTAGCCGTGGCGTTAATATTGCTTCTGTGCCGTCAAGTTGTTCTTTGGCTTGCTTTGCTTCTTCTTTTGTTTTAAACCAATTCAAACCACCAAGTCGACCACGATCAAGGTAATACTGATCAACTACGGCATACCCTAACTCTTCAACCTCAATAATTTGATTTTCTAATTTGTATGTTTTTATCTGTAAAGTTTTAGGATCAATTTGGTCTATCATCTGCTGATATACTTCATTGATTTGAGGGCGTTCTTTACCAGCTGGATAAGTAGTGCCAGGATAGCCATTTTTCTTGGTTACGTATCCATCCGCTACTGTTGGTCCAACTAAATATGGAGAGCCACCTTTTGATAGATCAAATGTTAAAGACTCAAAAGCCCTAGATAACATTTCTACTGGAGTGCTCCAATAGTCTTTCTCTTTACCTCTATCTAATAGCGAAGCATCTTTGTAAAATTGTGTCTCAGTAAAAGAGCTGCGGTAAATGTCGGCTTCACCATATCGACTATTTGAAATAGCATTAAAGAATGCTTTTTTAGGCGGTGTATTACGGTTGCTTTCACTATTCGCTGTATTAGTTAGGATTGAACGCAAGTTACTTTCTACTTTTTCTACAGTAATCATTCTCTGTAAAGTAGCTGCTGTATCGGACATTAGAGTTCTTCCGTTAGGAACTAATCTTAAATTCCAATCTAATGCGTGTTGCCACTCATGCCCTAATGATCCATCACCTTTTGTTTTTGTTAAGTTGATTTCGTTGTATTGAGGAACAAACCAAGCCGCAGTTTTACCGCCACGACCCTGCGCACCTACAGCTAGTTTTAACTTTTCATTCAATCCCAGCATCTCTGGTGCTATGCCAGCAATATCTGCTAGGTCAAACATTGCATCGTAAATAGCGTTTAAATGCGCTGTACGCTCTGACTGGTTAACCCAGTTACCAAAGTCAATACCGCCTGGTAAGAATTTAAATGTTTGTAAAAAGTCTTGAACATCTACATCTCGACCCTGACGATGGTCACGCATACCACGTCTGATAATGTTACCTAGCTCTGGCGGGGTTTCTGCGTCCTTTTTTACAATTCTGTTTGTTTGATCGGTAGAGTTTTCATCAAGACTAAACAAAGAAAATAATCTTGGAATGTATTGATACAACCGAACATCGTCAATTTTATTTTTTAGATCTACACCCTCTGGGGTATATATATCAGGTACTCGGTCTGCATTCGCATCCTTTACATACTTTGCCATCAACGCTTCGTATAAAGGCGTAACATTAGAATGTTCATTGAATACAGCTTGTAGGCTTTGTAAGGACGTTACATAATCTACTAATAGTTTTCTAACTACCTCTTCTTTACCATCATCTATAACTAATTTAATGGCTTGGCGATATCCCGCTTTAGAAGGAATGTAAGTATTAAATTGTCCACCAGCTCTTGTACTTAAATTAATTAGTTCAAAAAGATAGTCTCCAGGTGATTTTATTTTGGCTACTAATCCCTCTTTAAACATCAATGCGCCAAATGTATTATTTGGATTAGATTCAATGTCTAGTAATTTTTTAGGACTTGCCAAATCTAACAGTTCAGTTACTAACGCATCTTTTTGTTTTTCTGTGGCATCTTTTGGTAATGGAGCAGCAGTAATTTGTCCTTTGCGGTTATTAAAAAACTCAGCACCGCCACCCTGTATGCTTACTTTCTCTGGGTTATATAACGCAGATATGGTAATTCTTTCAGGACCAACATAGGAAGGGTCGTCTGTTGTTGCTGGAACTGCTCTGTCAGTAATACGGAACTTGTTCTTAACTAGCTGATCTTCAATCTGACTTACCAGACTTGTTTCAACTGGAATACGCAATAACATCTCTTCTGGGAAGATAACTGGGAATAAATTTTCATCAACAGCTTTGCCGTATAAGAGTGTTGCAACCGCATCCGCATTGCCAGTTTCCATGGCAACCTTCATAGGGTTTGTATTTAATTCAGCTAACTTCTTTTTTTGCTCTTCTTTTTGAGCTTTTTCTTCTTCTTTGGCTTTTTTCTCTTCTTCCCTAGCCGTCTTCTCTTCTTCTTTAGCTTTCTTTTCTTCTTCTGTTGGTCCTACCTTCTTAGGAGTAGATGGTCCACCAGTAGTAATAGCTGGTCCACCAGTAGGTTTAGCTACTTCTTCTTCTTTAGCTTTCTTCTCAGCTTCTGCAGCAGCTCTTTGCTCTTCCTGACGAGCTTTGTTAATATCAATCTGCTCTTCTTTGCTAAGTTCAATTGGAACTACTTTTACGCTACCTCGATTAGTTTTTCCATCGTTTTCCCACTGCAAAGCCAGCTTTCCATCAGCAGAAGTTAATCTTTTCCTTTCAAAATCAAAAGTAGAATTTTTAAACTGTTCTTGATATTTATTAGTTAAAACAGATTTTGCTTCTTTTAATTCTTTTTCTAATAGCTTTTGATCGCTTCCAATAGCTTCAGCAGCAACCTTAAACTGCTCTTCCATACGAGCTTGGCTATCAGCAATTCGTTCTCCCATAGGGGGCGTTGGTAGTGCTGCTCCTCCAGTTGTAGTAACAGCTTCTGGCTTAGTAACTGTTTCCTCTGCTACTGGAGCTACAGATACAGGCTCTTCTATAGAGCTTATCTTGTCCATAATTGCAGAGGCAGTCTGCATTGGATCTTCTGATGGCTCAAGGTCTAAATCACGAGCCAGATTATTCATCGCATCAATATCAATTTGACCTGTTGCTTCCGCATCGGCTATTAACTGATTTACCTGCATTTCTGCATTGGCTTTTAAACCAACGCTTGATGGCCCACCAGTGGTTTCTATGGGCGCAGCTGGAGCAGTTGGAGCTTCTGGGGTTATTGGAGTTACTAGAGTTTCTGGAGCCTTTGGACTTATTAAAGCAGTAATTTCCTTGGCAAGCTCTGCTTCTCTTTCTGCATAGAACTCTAATTCGCCTTCATTCAATAATCTAGTAGGATCTGATTTCCTACTTTCAATCATCTGAAGTTCGGCTTTAAGACTCTCTACTTGCTGGGCAGTGGCTGGATCTAAACCTACTGTAGATACCATAGCAGCTACTGGAGCTACTACGCTAGGAGGAACTACGGATGATGGAGCTACATCATCTTCTTCTGCTATGGCAGCTGGAGCAGCTGGAGGCGCAGGTGAAACATTAGGAGGCACAGCAGCAGTAGGAGCAACAGGTGGAACAGGTGTTCCAGTGAGGCTTGCCATCATCTGCGCATCTATCTCTTCTTTGGTAGGCTTGATAGGTTTAGGGGCATTTGCCTCTTCCTCCGTTTTGGCTACTGCTCCACGGTATGCACCTGGACCAGCACCGCCTATAGCACCCAATATAAAGTTAGCAAAAGAATCTGCACCAATTTCAGTAATAATTGCTTTGTTAATACCAAGATTTTTAGCTACGCCTTCTAAGAACTCTTGTGTACCCTCTTCTAACATACCAGCAGAACCGCCAATTGCAATACGTACTAAACGGTTTTTAATTTTTCCAGTCAGCAGCTTGTCAAACTGACCAGTAATTAATTTTCCAGTTATTACGCTACCAAAAGCAGATACAGAGCCTTGAAGTTGAGCTGCATATTCAGCTGCTTTATCGGTAACTACTTTTCTTGCTTCTTCTGCTGGAACACCTTTTTTAAGCATTTCTGCAAAATAAGGGCTTGATTGTGCCAACTCTAAGTCAGACATCTTTGCAACCAGTTGACGAGTATCTTGAACTGCTTCTCCAGCACCCATGCCAAAACCAACGGTTGCTGTTGCTTTAGTTTGTAATGCAGGGGCTTTTTTAGTTATAAGTGCAGTAGCAATAATTGGCAGCATTGAACCTAATACTTCACTGCCTTGCAATAAATAACCATAAACTGATGGATCTTTACCTAGGCTAAACTCCTCTAGGCTAAGATTTTTTGCTGCTTTTAGTATGTCTCCAGTTGCTTGGGAGTCAGCAATACGAGCTTTTGCAATTTCTGATCTGCTTTCTCTAATAGCCTCTGATTTTTTCTGGCCCCAATCGGATGCAGCTTCTACTCCTGGAATACGTGGTATTTTAGAAATTACACGATCTAAAGCTATCTCATTGTCTTTTTGACGTTCTTGTTGTTTCTCAAAAGACTCGCCAGTAGCGCTTTTAACAAAAGCTCTTGCTGTTTTTGAAAATAACTGGGCTGGTCCTTGCTTAATCAGTTCTTCAGCAAAGGTCATTGGACCTACCTTTTCAGGTACGTCTATGCGTTCTTGTTCCAATAATTGGCGTGGAATGTTTCTGACGCTAGATTCTAAACCAATAGGTATGCCACCTACGGTAGACACTGCTCCTGCATATGGGCCTTTTAAAACATCGGCTAAACCAGTGCCTAAGCCATATTCCTGCGGGGGAACTATAGTACCGCCAAATTGAGAAGCTAACTTGGCTAGGTCATCTGATGGCTCTGCTTTTTTCTCTGGAACAATATTACCGCCATACTGAGCTATTAGCTTGTCTATATCTGCCATCAAATTTTGTCCTATTAATTACTGCTTTTTTTGAACTTAATTTATTTTACTATTATTTTATGTTAGCTGCCTTTTTAAATTGATCAGCTTGTTCTTTTGTTGCAAACTGAACTTGTCTGGCTGGCTGTCCATCTTTAGCTGGAATGGTTACAACCACTGGCGCATTAACTTTTCCACCTGGGGCTGGATTAGCCTTACTTGGATCTGGATCAACAACAGGGCGAGGAGCTGTCTTTCCAAGTATTTCTAATACTTTTGGTCCAAGGATAGCTTTGGCTTCTTGCTCGGCTGCAGCATTAAATCCAGCTGGGTCTTTACGGAATTGTTGACCAAACTTATCTTGCTTGAGCATCTTGTCTTTAACATCGTCCAATGTATCCTTATACAAGCTACTGTACTTAAGATACAAAGCAGAATCTTTTTGGGATGCCAATAGCGCTTGATCGGTCTTGTTTTTAAGTAAAGAAAGTTCTTTGGTGTCCATTTGATTGACGGCAGACTGTAGTGCATTGTGCATTATAGAATCTCTAGCGTACTTACCAGATTCACGTTTTTCAACTTGACCTGATAGTTGCCTTGCCAAAGCTGATTGTTCTGCTATGCCTTTTGAATACGTATCCATTCCAACCTTACCAGCAGAACCTAATTCAGACAAGGCATTGCCACGTTTTGTTGGGTCATCGCTACCCGCCATCAATGCAAAGCCTGTACTAGCTAAAGTTGCATATGGGTTGTTCCGCTTGCTTTCAGCGATTGCAGCACGGGTTTCCGCTTCTGCTGCTTTTGATTCTTTGAATGTTTCGTCACTTGCCATGTTAGTAAAAGATTGGGCTAATCTATCTTCGTATAACTTTCTACGGGCTTTTGTATCTTCTGATAGCTGATCTTTTAGGTTTACTACCCCTCTATCAGAAAAAGCCACAATACCGCCACCAGCGCCAGCTGCCATGTCTTCTGGAACCATATCGCCAGTACCAATAGAAGCAATACCTGATTGCCCTGAGGCTGGAGCCATGATTTCTTGCGCTTGTGGATTACCCAGCATGCGCTGATACATCATAATTTTCTTTTCAATTTCTGCTACTTCTAATGGACTTAACCCTGGATTATCCAGCATTTCCGTTAGTTGCTTAATTACATCTTCGCCAGCCATTGGTTGACCGCCATTAGCATAGCCGCCTTCTGCATAAGCTAAACCGCCTTCTTTGTATGCCTTGGCAGCCATTAATCCACCTTCTGCAGCACCTGGAGTTCCTTTAAAACCACCAGACATGCCGTAGATACCTAAAGCAGACATACCTAGACCACCTAATTGAGATACGGCACTTGGAGGTGCGGTATATACCTGCTGGGCAGATTGAGATAAAGGAATGCCACGAGTCATATCAGACATAAAGGCAAGCTGCTGATAAGGATAGTTACGTTGCTTTAAGAAGTCCTGATAACCTAAATCTAGACCTTGTTGAGCCTGTGCTTGTTGTATGTTTCCAACGTTTTGGATGCCTTGATTAATTGCTTGCTCTTGTCCAAACTGAGTAGATCCAAGTTGACCTAATGTACTTGCACCTTGCATAGCTTGATTGTAGCCTTGTAGTCCAGCGGTTGTACCAAACTGTTGGGCTTGTTGAGCTGCATTAAATGCGTTCTGTGATCCTGTAGCCTGAATGTTAGCCATTTGCTGTTGAAGACCACGATTTCTTTCTTGCTCACCTAACAATTGTCTAGCTCCACCATACGTTCCTTGGCGGGCAGACCCTAGATTAGAACCAAGATTACGTATCTGTGCATCACGGAACGCTTCATTTTTTTGTACATCTACAACGTTCTGCATGTACGGAGACATGTACGCAGCGGTTGCATTTGGATTGGTTGCCATGTTGCGATAATCTGCCCCTGCTCCCAACGATCCTAAGCCAGCTACCCCAGCCATAGCAGTGCCTGCTCCTATCTGACCTGCTGTTTGTTGATTAAGAGTGTTTTGGAACGCTTGTTGTTGATTTGGGTTAAATGGTGCAATCCGTTGACCACCATAATTTTGGTATGGATTCTGGTTAATATCTGTTAATGCTTCAGTCTTGCCAAGCATGGTTTGAACATACGGAGCAGCATACTCAGGAATAGAAGTTTGAGTAACTGTTTGCTGTGCTGGAGCAGGGCTACCACCACCGCCGCCTTTGCCGCCTTCAAGCGTCATTCCACCACCGCCAAAACCACGACCTAAGCGTGGCGAGAAAGCCTTTTCAGGCAACATTGAATCTAGTGTATATCTCATTTTTTGCGTTCCTTAATCCATCTACAGTCAGCTTTATTCATTTCAAAAACTACAAGATCGCCACCACTATCGTGCATTTCTGCAAACCGTATGGCTTCTTTAAATCCTAATTTTTGGTCATATCCCATAGCTCTACCATTATTACTGTCTACAAGACCAAAAACTTTTTCTAAACCACAATGATTAAACGGATAGTCAAACGCACCACGCACAAAGTTTTTTGGTAAGTAAGCTGTACCGCTTAAATTAACAACGTGCATCTGGCAAGTTTTTCCTATAAAAGCTGTGTAACCTACTACCCATTCAATTTTATTCTCTTCATTTACCCAAAACAAGGCTTGCAAATCGCCACAAGGTTGTACGCCAACTTCCCTAAGCAATATTTCTGCTGCTATCTGTTTGGCTTCAAATGATTGGGCGCTCTGTAACATTTATGCTAATAAGTGCTTTTTAGCCTTTGTATCTTTTGCAACATTCTTTTTACCAATGGTTTTTTTACGACCATCTTGAATTCGATCCATCATGGCATATAAACGTTTAGCACCAGCATCCGTAGAACCATTACCTATTTCGGACACGATTCTCGCTGGGATTACAAACTCTCCGTCTGCTAATCTGGCTGGTTGCTTACCTGCAATCGTAGCTGGGATGTCATCTGATACGCCATCGCCTGGACCTTTAAGCAAGCGTCCACCATCTGAGAAGTCGCCTAAGTCGGCTGCTCCACCCATATTAAATTGTTGGGTATATCGTACTCCACCAGATTTATTAAGTCCCCTTGGATCTTGTTCGTAATAAGCAGATAAGTTACCATCGTTACCCATTTTCCGATTTACACCAGCGCCAACTCTACGAACAGAATCTAAAGGGCTGCGATCATAAGGAGTACGTTGTAAATCAGCAACCATATTCATTCTGGTATTTGGATCTATTTGTTGCCCAATAGATGCTATGCCGCCATAGTTTTGTAAATCTTGAATCCTTGGTTGAAAATTCATTCCCATGGGTTTTTGCCCAGCAGACTGTGCCATTCTATCCCCGTATTGGGCGGCTTCAACCATGCCAGATATAGATGGTCTCATTGACTCTGCGTAACCAGGCATATGTTTAGATAAGAACTGTTTTTCTTTATCAGCTGGATTCATATAACCCATAACATTTTGAAGTTGCTCTGGAGCAAGTCTTTCAAGATTATTCATTACTGATTTTCTTAACTCAGCCTCTTCGTCAACCATTCCCTTGTCGGCAAATCGAGGAATACCGCCATGGGCATAGCCCTGACCAAACAAACCTTTTTGCAAGTTGCCCTGCATTAATCCACGAGCCTCATCCATTCCAGACTCATCATCAAACATTAGTCCACCGCTTGCAGCCGTTGTAACTGGTTCAAGATTTGGGTTTACAGTGCCTGTTTTTGCAGAATATGGTGTCATTGCAACAAAATCTTGATCAAAGTAATTGCGTTCTCTGGTATCCATAATTGGATTACCTGATGCATCATACGATGCTGTAGCGTATGGGGCTGGGTAATTACCTGTTGGTTCATTTGGTGTTGATGAGTACTCAAACGGGCGAATCATGCCAGGATCAGCTAAAGGTCCAGCACCAGCTCCTTTTTGCCTACCACCTAACAGTGATAATGCTGTTGTGCCAGCTAAACCATAACCGAGCATTTGGTTGCCAGTTAGACCAGTAGCAGCTGCTTTAGCAGGGACATTTGCCGCAGCAATTTCAGATGCTGTCATTCCAGATAAATTAGCTGCAGCCATAATAGGATCAGCTGAAGCGTTTGCTAACGCTGCTCCAGCAGTAGTATTTGCTCCAGTTGCTGCTCCTACTGTTTGTGCGGCTGTAGGTGTAGCCACAGTAGTTGCAGCTCCTGGCGCTAGTGCTCCTGTGCCTGTTAAAGGTGCAGCTGCAGACGGAGCAAAAGCAGCGCCTAATCCACCAGCAGCACCACCAATAAGACCACCAGTTAACATACTGTTTAGGATATCGCCATCTCCAGTAACAGCGCTATATAAGCCACCGATACCAGCTCCAAGAAGAGCGCCACCAGCTAAACCAGCTGCAACTCCTGATAAACCAAATACTGCTGCGCCTGTAGCTGAAGCAACGACTGCCATACTATTCTCCTTCCAGCATAGGCTGGGTATTATCAACTAGCATATTTTCCAATACATCTATATCTTTTTCATCGGTAGCCAGAATATTCTGAAACACCGTGGTTTCTAGAATGTAGGCTACCTTCCGTCCTGCACTACCAACGAATGTCATTGGAGCTACAAGTTCTTTTTGTTTTCCTTCTGCGTCTACAACAATCATTCTGCCTTGCAGCATAACGCACATATGATCTTTTCTGTGTGGCTTTCCAATAACTACCGAACCAGCTGGCATAGTTACTTCTCTAATATAAATACTAGGCCCAAAATAGTGTTTTGTTTGGCAATCTACTTGTGGCATTTGCTGGACTTGTGCAAGCAATTTCTCTACCTTTTGAGATATAGGTATGTTGAGATCTTGTTTAACAGCTAAGTCTGTCATATTGTGGCTTTAAGTTTATATTTAGGGTTGTCTGATTCTTCTACTTTTGCTCCCAATTTAACTAACATCTGAGTAGTGATAGGGGCTGGAAGAGTGTCATAAACCGTTCTAATACCTTGATCTTTAATGTATTTAAAGAAATATTGCATATCATTTGCCAGATCTTCCATTGTCCCAACTGTGAAGAAATGAATTTGAGCAACTCCCTTACCTAACTGTTTAAATCCCATAACAGAACTTTCAAATGGAATTAATTCTAAACCTTGGTCAATTTCTTTCTGTAGGTTTTTCATACCTTCATTAACGTCAACACCAAGATTTTTAAAATAATTCTCAAATACTTTTCTAATTTGAGTTTGCTGAATTTGATTATTGGCAGCAGCTAAACCGCCTTTGGCAAACTGTTGAGTTGCTGGAGATTGCATAGGAGCAGCCATTGGAATAGGCGTACCTTGCCCGCCAGACTGTTTTGCTAACGTCTGAGCTTGATATTGTTCGGTAGGAACTAAGCTGTCAAAAAATCCCATAGATATCTTTCATGTAATAGTAACCGTTACTTCTCCTATATTACCTGTTGCAAGTATTCCTTGGAAGTTGTTAGTCACTATTGTGACACCGCCAACTGTTCCAGTTCCTGATACCCCAAATAAATAAGAAACATTGGGTACAACAATCTTTAAGTCTTCACCGACCCGAAATACAGTTCCATTTGGTAAATTGTACCCCGATGTTGGCAAATTTAATAGTCGTAAACCATCCATTTGCAAAGGCACATTGGAGTCTAATTGGGTAAAATATAATCTTAATGCTCCAATTAACTGAGCTAACTGTTGTTCATTATATTCAGGCGTAGCCAAAGGTAAAGCTGGTGCCCGAAACTTTTGCATTCCCATTAGCGTTTTCCATCTGGTCTACCATCAAGCCTAGGACTACCCAACTGCCATTGAACCCCTAAATTTGTGGATTCAATCTCAATTGCCATCTGACGTGCTCTGGCTCGCATAAATACTTGATCTGTATAGATATCTACCGATGTCTCAATGACTGCGCCTGACTCGGTATTAGAGTAGGCGTTGCCTGGAAAGTTTCGTGGCTTAATAAACATAGTGACTTCAGGGGCAACAGCTGTAGACCCAGCAAAGTTCATATCAGGGATTATCCGTTTAGTTAGGATAAACTGATCCCCGTCTACTAAATCAAAGTCCGAAGACGCAATATAGGAATTCATTGGTAAGATGTTGTCGTCTAAACCTTGCTCGTGGTTATATATGATGCTATCGCTTGTCATGGCGGTCTGAGTTACAAGCTGTGAGATGTTGACTGTATAAGTTCCTGCGCCGCCTAAGCCTGTGCCAAAAGCAGTAATAGTCGTTCCTACGGCTACGCCTGTACCTTCAATTACTGAACCAACCTGCAAAATTCCTACTGTACTACCCGTTACGGTTAAAGTAGCTCCTGAAATAGCACCTGTAAAGTAAGTTGCAGTTAGGGCTTGAGGGTATTCCCTTAGTGAAGAGTCTGACCACGCTGTGCGGTTTATCGTGCCGTAATACCAAATCTTCTCTAAATGGTTGTATATCGCATAAGCGTTATTAACTTGACTATCTGCCGTAGGATAGAACCACCAAATCTCATTCCAACCTTCGTTAGTTCCGCACACAATCTGGTCGGCTTGAGCGTAGTTTAGGTTCTGGAATATGTGGTTACGAATAGTACAAGGAAGCGTCTCTACACGTCCGCCATAAGCATAGAATTTATCATGCCCAAACCAGTAAGCCGTGTTATTTACTACAGCAACCGCACGAGGGCTAAGGATTGAGATATTGTCAGCCAACTCTTGAAGACCAAATACGTCTGTTGTACCTAAAAATTGCAAAGAACTTAGAGTTCCCTCAGTAAATACAAGGATCTCCTGCCGTGTTGAAATTGCACAAACAATGGAAGAGCCACGGGAAACTCGCAAAAACCCTGCTGAATTCGTAACTTGCGGTGTCCAGTTATTGGGCTGATCTTGGCTTGCCCAGCGAATAAGAAGGGGGTCAAAAGCACCACCTCCAAACGGAGTAGCACCAAAACAAAGAAGGTGTTTGTCGTTCTGAGAGACTAGAACCTGCATTGCCTGCGTAGGTACATCAGAAGGTGCAACGCCGTCTATGGTTGTAGTAGCCAGTGGAGTAGCTCTAACACTTACGCCGCTTGCATATTGCCAGTAATAGATAACGCCGTTACGGATATTAGCCACAAGGTCATTATCAAAGTTCTGTAAAAACCAATCTCGTTGAGCATTTACTACTGGAGCATCAGAACCCGAACCCCATGCACCACGGCTCCATGCGCCCGCACCCCATCCTGTTCCAACAGAAGCATTGTTGTTTCCTGTGCTAATTTGAAAGGCGGCTGTAATTGCTGTGCCGCCACCAGTTGTAGAAGAAGTAGCCGCAGTTGTAAGGTTAATGGTGAATGAGTTTGCGGTAATCTGGTCAACAATAAACTCAGCATTAAACTCGCTTTGAGGTATTCCACCGATAGGTCCCACTACACCAGAAAATGTTACATAATCACCGTCTAAGGCTCCGTGAGAAGTAATAGCAACGGTAACGACTTTAGAGCCATTAACTGTGGTAAAACAGTTATTAGTTGCTGGGCTTACAAAAGTTTGACGAAGAGGTGTGATGTCATACAAAATCTGACCTGCTTCAATATATAACTTTTTAGACGTACCAAGAGCCAAATAGTTATCAGAAGCCGTGGTAATCCAGTTAAACATCTGACGACAGATGCCAGCAATGATAAACGTGCCATAACGAAGCCAGCCACCTATCTTTTGAGGATAGCCTGAACGAAAACGCACTTTATCGCACTCAAACCAGCCACCTTCGTTGGTATAGTTAGTTTGGTCTCGATTGACCCCAGGTTTAAATTGTAGCTTCTGTAATGGCATAATTTACCTTAAGCAAATGGACGGGTGCCTTGCTTGTCGATTATAAGTGCCTGCTTGCGTGGTGTCATCTCTTTTAAGTTAGGAACTGATATATGAGTCCAACCACCTGCTACTTTAGCTGGGTCATAAAACTCACGGATTAATTGATCAAACGGCAAATCAGACGCAATAATTGCACGGCATACTTCATCTGGATTCATGCTAGGTATACGCAAATCAGCTGCACAACCAATCATATGCTGACTAGCCTTAGAGCCGCCAACCTTCTCATTGACCGCAGGACCACGATAAGCTGAGTTAATCATAACAGGCTTACCACCAAGTGCCTTCTTAACTTCTTCTAAAAACTCCGCTAAACGCTGTAAGTTTTGAAGATGCTCTGGCGTTGGTGTGTTGTCAATATTAAAACGCTCCGCTGTTTCGCTGGCAGTTAGCTCTTCTAATGTAAAGTGTTCTGATAGGGGCGTTTGTGTCATTTTTTATCTTTTGCTTTCATATCCATGATTTTCTCAAGAGTACGACCACCAAAGTAAAACGACATAATGAGCATGCCCCATTGACCAAGCAAGGTTACGTAGGCTTCGTTAGCGTTGTAGCCATAGGCTGACATCATTGCAAACACTGTATATACAATCAAAATAAAGATTAACGTGCCTGGTCTGATGTTTTTAGACAACCAGCTATCACTAGCCATATCAGCTTCATGGCGTTTTGTTAGTTCTTGATTCTCTATATTGTCGGCATTAAGTTCAGCTAGACGACCTTCTTGTTGGAGTTGCAATAACTCAGCTTGTGCCTTAGCTTTAGCCGCTGGGTCAGGAATAAACTTGTCTAGCACTTTCATGCCAACGTCTAGTAGGGCTGCAATAGGTAACATATTATTGTCCTAGTCTGTTTGTTGTTGCACGTTTAAGGGTATTCATTTCTGATCGCAAGGTAGAACTTGTAATATCTAGCTCAACTTTTTGTGCAGCCATGCCAGAACGTAACTCTTTCTGTGTGCTTTCTGCAACAATCTTAGCTTCACGAGCAGCCATCAAAGACTCAGCCAAACGCTCTTGCATCTTAGCAATCACTTCACGTTGTTCGGCTACTTTTTCTTCTAGTAGCTTAACTTTTTTTTCGGCAGTTGATGCAGATGCAGCAGTACTGCTGTAGCCTTCGTACATCTCTTTGACTTCATTAAACTTGGTAATGCCTGTATAGCCAGCGCCCAAAATAGCAGGTACGCCCATCATGATGAAACCAGCAATCATGGTGTTTTGTTTGGCCCATGTTACCCACTTGGATACAAAGCCTTCTACGGCATCTAGTTTTTTCAAATCAGTCATTGTTCAAATCCTAAGTCTGGTGCATTAAAAGTTTGGTTATAGCTTGGTTGTTGCAGCAGGTCCATCATTATTAAGTCCTGCGTCAGTATGTTGTTCTGTATGCCCTGCACTATGCTCACTTCTGGAAACACATTCGCTTGCTGTAATCCAGGTTTCACAAACAGCTCCAACGACAACACAAGGCCAACCACGGACTGCGCTTTTCCCTTTGGTGGTGGGGATGGGGATGCCTGTGTAGTCGAGGTTGTCGGAGAATCCGTCTTGGTCTGCTGGGTCTCTGTACTGCCTGTCTGGGTCGTTTCCGAGTTCTGCACAGAATTTGGGATCGGTGCAGTTACAGGTGAGGATTGGATTGTTGGGGCAGATGTGGTCAAATTTGGACTCAGGGGAGACACAGGCGACACAGGATTGGTCGGATTGCTTACCGACTTCTTGCAGCTGTTGGATGTATTCACCCAAGGTTGCCACACTGGACTCCCGTACGGATCTGGACACATTGAGAAACGAGTCTGGGTAATGCTCCCCGTAAAGCCTGTCGGGCAACTGAGAGTTTGTTGTTGGCTGCTTAATTGACATGTTGGCGGGTTCGCTACGCAGGTATTTTGCGTGGTCTGCCACGCTTGCCACTGGTTGTCTGGGCAGGTTTTGATGCGGGTTTGCGTGATTTGGCCGCTGTAGTTGGCTTGGCAACTGAGGGTTTGCGTTTCGCTGACTTGCTGGCAGGTTGACGGACAGCTTTGGGAGATGCCTGGGTACGCTTGGCACGCAATGGCTTGGCACTGGGCGAGGGTTGTTCCACCGTCAACGAAGAGGGAGTTGTAGATTGGCAACCCATTAGTCCACGTACTAGCATAACAAGCCGCTTGAACATCATTGCTCCTTATTAGGGTTAGCAGCAAGATCAACGAGAGGAGGAACCGAGCCATATAATTTTTTAAACTTTTCAGGGTGACGTTTAATCCACTCGTTACGGGCAGCATCGCCAACGAGACCATCAATCGGGCAAGGTGTGCCTGACATCATCATGGCATCCCAGTTCTCTTGTCTAGCTGAACAAGCAATAGCAACCGCAGCTACTTTAAGTCCGTTGTTAGATAAGAATGTAGCCCACTTTCTACGGGAACAGTCTTCGTCCATCATGTAGCTACCGCCAGAAAAACCAATCACTGTAGAGCTAATAGCCCCAGAGACAGCAACTAAACAGTTATCTTGACTAAACGAGCTAATAGAAGGCGCCATTGGTGCAGCTGGAGGCTGTCCACGGTAATTAATCGTAGTATCTTGAGCCATTGCACCAGCCATAAGACCACCGAGTAAAAGCCCAACAAGTAAAGCTGTTAGGCTACGCATTACATAACCCCACCACCAGCCGCTGGGACTGAAGTTGCATGTATAGCCATGTTCTGTTGAAGCTCTAAGTCTGCACCACAATCAGCGCAAGTATCAGCTTCAATTTCTGCTGGAGTCAGGTCGTAACCGCAAGCCTTGCACACAACCTCAACTTCATGCTTTGGCTGGATTTGGCTACCTACGTATACCGCTTCAATTAGTTGTTTCATTATGCAGGAACTACTTCTAGCCAATTAAGGGTAGATTCATCCCAAGAGTATTGCTTGTCATCAGTAGGATAAGGTACTGGTGCTTCCCATATATAAGAATCTTGATTCATTGTCCAGCTTGGAAATGGTTGCGGAGCAGCAAAACCTGTACCGTCAAAAGTGTAACCAATACCAGCATAGTTTTTATGCAACGGCTCACGACCACTTGGCTGACCGTCTTGATTGTAGTGAATGCCACCACGAGTGTTATAAGACGTCTGCACCCATGCTGCTGGATCTCCTAACGCACCAGTAGCAATAAATGTTTCTTCAGCTACAACAACCTGTACTACTACGCCATTTTCTATTTTTGCAAAATGTGCCATTAGATAGATACTCCTAAGTTAATTTCTTTAAGTTGTTCAACTGTGGTTACTGCTGTAATAGATGCTTCTGTTGCTGTAGCCCATGCAACGATTGCCGCACGCTTAGTAACTACATCAGCAGGGATGTCAACATTGCGCTCAGTTTTACGGATTACATACCAGTCGGTCTGAGCTAGTGTCATGTTGGTGTTGTGCTTAACCTGTGCAATATGGTTTGACTTCAAGCCTTTAGTTACCAATCGCTCTGTTGAATCTACCATTGATTCAGTAGCTGAGTCATAAACTTTGACATACAAAGGGTTGCCGTTCTCATCGGATTCTTCTTTATCTTCAAGGGCTTTTGGAACCTTTGAGAATGAACCATCTGAATTTGCCGTTACCCAATAGTATTGATCATCTGGGCGTATTTCGTCTTGTCTAATAAACATAATATTTCCTATCTTGCGTTAGCGTATTTAAAAGGTGATTCGGCTACTGCCATAAATATATATGTACCACCGCTTGCATTTATACCCAATGAATTACCTCTAATTTTAAATCCATTAGAAACTCCATCTAAAGATAAATCTGAAGCATTAATTTGGGCTGATGAACTATTGGCATACAAAGAAAGCAATTCCACATTATAAGTATTTTGTGCTGTATCCCAAATACCCCAATTCATTCCTGTTGTGTCTGTTCTCTTTATCATTATCCATCTTGGTAAAAACCCACAATAAACAAAGACGCCATCATTAGAACCATTACCTGTGTAGCTACCAAACTTGCTATATCCAGCTACTTCTGAGAAGCAATAAGCTACATAAGTTCCACTACCTGAGTTAGTTGCCGCTGAAGTGCCAACAGTAAATACTGTACTAGTTGGAGAAGTATCATTCCAAGGAGCTGTAGCAGTTGCAGCAGCATCGGTCAAATCAAGATACAAGTTCTTTGTAGCACCAAGACTAGCATGGTAAACAGGCCAAGATTGAGAGGTATTTCTTCTCTTAACAATAATCATCTTTGGTGCAACACCTAAGCCATGTCCTACTGTCGCATTACTACCTGTACCTGTATAAGTCACTACAGAGAACCCAGCACTTGTATTAGCACTTACTGTTGAAGTAATAGAACCAGCAGTATTGGTTACTCCAGCACCATTAGCTTTCCAGTTCCAGCCAACATAAGTTACGCCACTTCCGTTGTATCTGCCGTTACTGGTTGAGCCAGCCGTAGTTGAAAAACCATCGCTAGAAAACGCAGATAAGTAGCCAAATGCAGGGCTATGCCAATTTTCTGCTTCTGTGTTATTTGAAGTCAAAATGCGTGCATTACTGCCATCGCCAACACCACGCACAGAGTCATTCAATAGGTGTGATTCCACGATTGAACGAGGTTTAACCCATACCAAGTCAGGCTGGAATCCAACTCCTGTGATAGCTCTGCTTCCCGTTCCATCTCCAGTCCACAATACAGCATTGAAGTAATCCCCAGCCTGTGTAGATGCTGTTGCACCAATAGTAGGAGTAGGTAGGTTAAAAGTATTTAATGCTACAAAGCCTGTAGGTGGTGTGTAGGTGAATGGTCTTTGACCAAAGGTGTAATCAATGGTCATATTGTAAGTACCACCAGCAGGGAAACAAACGCCTGTTACTCCACTAAATGCTTCATTAGTTCCTGCGGCTGGGTCACCACTTGCTTGGAATGTTCCGTTTACTGACCACCAAATCTTACCGCTATTGAGGTCTAAAGCACAGCCTAAAACATCTCCATTAACTAAAGCAGAACCATAAGCCGTTGATGTGCCGTTATATCGTTTCTCACCATTTGAGGCAACATAAGCCCAAGAATAGGCATCAGCACCTACTGTAGTTGTTGTACTAATATCTGTTTGGTTTGTGGCAATACCTGAGTAAAAGTTGCTCATTGCAGAGCTAACTTTAATTTCCCAATAATATTTACCACTTGTTACACCAACAGTTCCTCTAGTAATTGAGTGAGTAGAGTTGCTGTTAGTTAGTCTTAAATTAGCATATTGTGGCAAAGTTGATGCCGCAGAATCTAT